GCTTCTAAACGGTGTTGATCCTGTCGGGCAGTCAATTGTATCTGAACAATCAAGTCCGACACAACCAGCAACACAAGCTGTAATAGACAACACAACAACTGCTGAAACTCTACAGCAGAGGATGTTTATGTTTAATTCTGAACAGCAGAAGAAAGGTCTTAGGAAAAAGGCAAGAAAGACTATACTTAATGTTGTCAAGCATATTATACCTAATGATATAATTGAGGAAGAATATGTACAGGATAAGATTGAACAGGATATAGAGACTATGGCTGCTCTATATCTTCAGCTTGAGACAAATACTGTTATGCAGCAATCAATCGTTGAGATGGTAAGTACAGGAAATGCTGCACCTAGAATGTATGAGGTTTTCGGACAGCTTACTGATAAGATACAGTCAATAAACAAACAGATATTCGATACTGAACAGAGAATAAGAAAGACTTATGTTGATCTTAAGTATGAGATCAGGGATAAGATGAATGAGGATTTCGCTGTTGGTATATCTGGTCCAGGTAAGCAGAATATGATTGAGTCTGGTGGAAACGGAACAGTTGTAACATCGACTAGAAACCTTATAGCTGGAGCTAGGAAGAAACATATAGATAAGATAAATAGTGAAAACATAAGCAACGTCCAGGAGGCGGAGTTTGAGGTAAAGGAATAAATGAGAATCAAGGAGATATACATAAGGGATGAACGTGATCCGTATTACGATCCAACCATCATAGATTACCAGAACGAAATAGAGTATGTCATATCACAGATAAGAATGATACTCGGCACACAGAATGGTCAGGTTCTTGGTGATTATAACTTTGGGATCGATCTTGAGTATATGGTATTCAACACAAGATATTCTGGAAAGGAGGTTCTTAGCAAACTTAATGAGCAGATTAATACATATGTAAACCATAGCGATCAGGTTAGCATTAATTGTGATATAAGTTTTGGTGACTCTGGTTTAGGATACGATTATGCTGTGTTGGATATTTATATAAATGGAAGCAAAAGTATAGGATTCTTGATAGATAAGAATGATAATTAAGCGGGCCACACCGTCGGAGCATCGCTGGAATGGCGGTGCTCATTTTTTAATTAGATAAACATGGCAGAAGGAGACAACAGGAAACAGAGAAGGATATATTCTACAAAGGTCATAGAACAATTGATCAAAGATAGACAGGATGGTTATGAAATTGATTTCGAACCATTCTTTAACCGCGATCTTGAACTTAGGGCTGCTAATGTTCCTTTTAATATGACTCAGGATGAATTGGATGAATATCAGAAGTGTTTTGATAATCCAATTTACTATGCAGAGACTTATGCAAAATTCATGACCGATCACGGTTTAACAACCGTTGACCTTAGAGATTACCAGAGGAACGTTATTAACACAGTAACAGAAGAAGAATACGATTCGACGAACGACCTTATTTTGCCGACTAATCGCAACATTGTGTGGATGTCTGCACGTCAGAGTGGAAAAACAACCACTATTGCCGTATTCTTATCATGGATGTTGATCTTTCATATTGACAGAAATATTCTTATTGTTGCAAACAAAGAAAAGACTGCTATTGAGATCGTTGATAAGATCATTAATATATTTAAAGGTCTTCCTTATTGGTTAAAACCTGGTACTGAGCAGTGGGGTAAGACAGCATTGAAGCTTGACAATGGTTCAAAAATTATATCATCAGCTACAACAAATACTGCATCTATCGGTTTTACAATTCACTGTGTTCTACTTGATGAGTTTGCCCACATTCCTGATAATATAGTTAATAATTTCTGGCGTTCTGTTTATCCAACACTTTCATCATCAAGAGTTTCTCAGTGTATTATTACATCAACGCCTAACGGAACAACAAATAAATTCTATGAAATTGTTTCTGGTGCAATTGAACACAAGAATTCTTTCAGATATATAAGAACTGACTACTGGGAAGTGCCAGGTCACGATGAGGCTTGGGCCGCACAAATGCGTGCTGACTTCGGTGATGAGGAATTCGCACAGGAATTCGAGCTTCAGTTTAACAAGAATTCTAAGATGATCATGAAGTCTTCTGACATGGCATTCACTGAAAGACTTGTTAAGCAGTATGTCAACAAGACTATACATATAAATAATCAGTTCCTTAATGATGAACATATTACATGGCATCCAGATTTCGATCCTAACTCAATAAATGATAACGATATATTTGTTATGCTTGTTGACTTAGCAGAAGGTAATGGAGATCCAGATGAAAGAATGCAGTCAAAGAAAAAGACACCAGATGCTAATACTATTAACATATTCAAACTTGTTCTTAACTCTCCAGCAAACCTTAGAAGATATTCTAATCTTTCATGTTCTATAAAGGACTGTTTCAGATTCGTACAGGTTGGTAAGTATAAGAACAGTTCTGAGGATGAGATACATGCAGCTAGAGTATGTTCTGCACTTAGCTATAATCTTTTCAAGGATCACGAACGTAATAATGTTAGGGTTGTTGTTGAGATGAACTTCAACGGTAAGTCTTTCCTTGAGGAATTCAAACGACATACTCTTTATACTGGAACAACAATAATGAAGTCTTACCACAAAAAACCTATACCAGGTGAGGCACAGAAACGCAAGTATGGCATAAAGACAACAACAAACAAGGAACATTACTGTACAAAGGGTAATAAGCTTATATCGCAGAAACGTACAATAGTTACGTGTAAGGATACGTTTGACCAGATGAAGTCGTTTGGATATGTTAAGGGTAAGCTTACAGGTATTGCGTGCCACGACGACCTTTCTATGCCAGTATTCAATCATATACCTAGAACACTTGATGAAAAAACCTTCATAAGCTGGCTTGAGGAATACATGTACTTCAAGGCTGATCGATCCAAGGTTTATATCATTAACGATATCATTAAACAATGGGCGATAGACAATCCAGACATGAGTGATGATGATTTCGCTGAACTATATGGTTTGAATGAGAATAACAACGCTTTGGTTGATTATAACGCGCAGAATGACTTTGTTGACTTCAGCCAGGTTACTTATGGACAGACTCTCGGATATGGTAATGGTAATATCCTGACATACTCTCAAATAGCAAAATATTAAAATAATGACAATACACGTTTATACTTTTTGTTGGAACGAAATGGAAATACTTCCATTTGTTGTTGATTATTGGAAGAAATATGCAGATCACGTCTATGTATATGATAATGGATCAACGGACGGATCGATCGAATTTCTTGAAAAGTTCGACTGGATAACCGTTCGTCATTTTGAGACACCAGGTAAGAACAACACAGTAATGAAGGACATGAAGAATTCCGTGTGGAAAGAAAGTAAAGGTGTTGCTGATTGGGTTGTTGTTTGTGACCTGGATGAATTTTTCGTTGCTAAAGATATAAGAAAATCGCTTCAACGTGTACACGACGAAGGATATACTATAATATATCCAAATTGGTACACATTCGTTACAAAGGATAAACCAGTATACGAAGAAGGTAAGATGCTTCATGATAATTATCCTTTGGCTCAACATGGACCAGGAAAGGTTATAGCTTTTGAACCAAACAAGATAGATGAAATAAATTTCACGGTAGGATCACATCAATGGAATCCTAAAGGTGTTGTGAAATATTATGGGCAAGATCAAAAAGGTGACATATATACATTACACATTTGTAATAATCTTGGTGTTGATTATAAGATAAAGAAATATGAAATTGCAAAGAATAGAAGATCGCAACACGATATAGATTCTAAACATGGTATGCATTATACTATGTCTCAATATATGATAAAGAAGGATTATAACAATTTACTTAAAGGCGCATCAAACTTTGCAGATTTAGTTAAACCTGATTAAAATATAAAGTAATACTCTTTCTTAATCCAGAAAAAAGTTGTATATTTGCAACAAATATATAGGATTATAAAGTTAATGAAAGAGATCGAACTATCTAATGGTGCAAAGTTCCGTTACTTTACACCTAAAGAGCTTAAGGCAAAACTCGATGAGTTTATTATAGGACAGGAAGAAGCAAAGAAAGTGCTTTCTGTAGCTGTCTACAATCATTACAAGAGAATAATTTTATCAAACGAACATCCAGAGGCTATGGTTGAAAAGAGTAATATCATCATGGCTGGACCGACTGGGTGTGGAAAGTCTGCTATGATTAAATGTATTGCCGAATATATGG